GTGTTGGGGCTGCTGGGGACGAACAGCTCCCCGCTGCCGCCGTCGTGGCCCACGCCCCCAGATCCGCCCGTCCCGCCCGCGCCCCCGTTGATGCCGCCCTGACCGGCCTTCGCGGTTGCAATGCCGTTAAACGTGGTGTCGGTGCCATCCGGGGTTGCCTGGGTGCCGCCGACCCCTATCCCAAACGTGAAGCTGCTCCCCGGCGCCCCGGTAAAGTTCGTCAGCCGGCGGCACTCGCCCGCGCCCCCGGCATTAAGCGTCGCTATGTCCCCCGCCCCGGCGGCTGCGTACAGGTCGACGGTGTTGGTATGGACGTTCCAATCAGCCGGTAGCGTGCCCGAGGTACCGGCCGAGAAAGCGAATGTCTTCACGTCTCAGATGCCTCAATCGTTGCTCTGCAGTCCTGCCTATTGTGGGCGTGGCTTATTGGTTCGGAACGGTCATGCTCCAGGATGCCAGCGTGGTGGTCGCACCGACCACGAACGCCGTCGAGTTCAGGTTCATCTCAGCGCCCGACGTGCCGATCGCGCCATCGATACGCAACACCGCAGCCACAGCGTCGATACCATTCGCGTCGGCCGCACTGCCGTGCTGACGCATCCAGCCCGCGACGCCGGTGGCCAGGTTCACCCCACTCCACACCTGCGCGGCTTGCTTGGGCAGCACGCCCGCGACGGGACTATCGAACAGCAAGCCATTGGCACCCGCCACGCCCCCCGCCATGTTGGCCGCTGTCCCCGTGAGCGTGGTTTCGGTCGCGGCCACCACAAAGCCGTTCGGCCCCGCGCCACTACCTGGCAGTGCGCTGAGCGTGACCACGTTGCCGGCAGCTGTCGCCGTGTAGTCCGGGTTGCCGCCAAAGCGATTGACCTGGCTCGCGATGTCGATCGCGGTCTGCCCGAGCGTGCCGTTAAAGGGCACCACGGCTCCCAGAATGTCGACGCCATTAACTGTCAACGTGTTGAGAGAGCCCGCAACCCCAGCCGTCAGGGTGAGCGACCCGGTCGCCAGGACTTCAGGGGTGCGCACCGTCGCGTTAGCCGTGATCGTGGCCAGCAGCGTGCCGGTGGCCGCCGCATCGGCCGAGGCCGGTTGCGCGCCCGTGAAAATTTCAAGGTAGCCATTGCGCAGCGCATCATCGATGCTGCCTTGCTTGGCCAGGAAGTTGATCAAGCCGGTCGACAGTCGCATCGTCATGGTGTTGCTCCTAAAGATTGTATGTAGCAATGAAACGATTCGGGCCGGGTTGAAATAGCGCCGCTCCCTGACCGGTGGCGGTAAATCCAAACTTCGAACGGGTCAAGTTCTTGACCTGCATGTCGGGCATGCCAATGCAGACCCCCTGCGTGGATAGCCACATCGGCAGATCCCGGCCGCCCGACGTATCGTCACCAAAGAGCGAGCCGTCCACGTAGTCGAGCGCGCCCGCAATCGCGCCGTAGGCGGTTTTCGGTACGTACTGGAAGTCTTTCGGATCGTTGCCTACCAGCACCCCGCAGCTGCGATCGGTACCGATAAAGAAGCCACTGCTGCGCCCCGCTCCGTCGAGCATTTCCTTGTCGACCATCGGCGCGAGCAGGGTGATCTGCCCGTCGAGCTGGAGGTATTCACGCAGGTCAAACAGCTCATAGGCATAGGGCTGCGACGCATAGAGCGTGTCGCCGACGGCCACGAACATCCAGCCGCGGTAGTGGGCGATTAGCTGCCCGGCCGGCGCGCTCCCCATGAACTGGGTAGCCAGCGGCAGATTCAGCTCGAGCGTGTCGCCCGTGTAGGTATACTGAGTAGTCGCCGCCGGTATAAGCGCCGCGAGATACAGCACCTCCCCGTCGGGCGTTGACAGATACAGGGCCTTGGTTACGACCCCCGGGTCTGCGGACGCCGGCAGCACGAACGCCAGTCCGCTCACATCCGGCACTGTCACCACCCCGGCCAAGGCCGCGCCGGACTCTTGGCCATCACCGCGCAGGTAGGTCAGTGAATACTGATACGTGCCTGCCGGCATGGCGCCGACCGTGGCCACCGCACCGGGGATCGACGGCGGCGCCATGCCCCAGCTGCGCACTGCACCGTTCTCTAAGATGCCCGTATCCACGCCATTGTTGTAGTAGACCCGGTCGCTCACCCGCTGATACGAGACCGGGTTACCCACGCCCTGGAGGGTCGCCACAGGCACCACGCTGTACGTCGTGCTCAGCTGGTTAAGCTGGTTACCCTGGGCAAACAGGCAGATCTCCTGCTGGTCATCGGCCCATAACGAGTGCATCGAACCGGCCAGCACCGAGGCGTAGCCCTTACGGCGCGACAAGCGCCCGGTTTTGTCCAGATCGACGTTATCGGCGTGGCTCAGATCCGCGGGCGTGAACCGCTCCGGGGTCACCTCATTACGCAGGCCCGTGAACGCCTCGTAGGTGACGACATCCTGGTCACGTTGGGGGGACAGGTTTTCGGCCATTTACCGGGTCCAGGCAAAGCCATTAGCGCCGTACTTAATCCCGGTATTGGCAAACATCTTGCGCTTCGCTTCACGCTTGGCATCGGCCACCGCCGCATCGAACGCCGCCTTATGTGCCGCCGCCGAGGTGGGTGCCCCCGCATCGCCGTCAAAAGTGCGTTGCGCCCGGTACGCCGCCCACTCGAGCACATCTAGCTCGTAGTCGACCAGCTCCGACTCATGCTCAAGACACCCTGAGTCATAACCGCACAGCGGCATACGGATCACGCGCAGGTGCACGGTCATGCCGTCTTCGGGTGTGTCGGGGGGCGGATACACCGAGAACGTGATGCGCGAGCTGCGCGCAAACACCAGGCTTTCATCGGTGAAGTACGCCCGGGGCTGACCCGGGGGCAGCTGCGTGGACCAGTAGAACGCCGGGTCAAACGTCAGGTTTTCGTTGGGCTCAGCCTGGGCGATCAGCGCGTGGCCGCTGCGCATCAAGTCGTAACGGTGCCCCGTCGCGCTGACATAGCTCGCGGAGATAACCGACAACACGCTGCGGTGCAGCGGATAGATCCGTCCCCCGGTCTTCAGCTTGACCTGCGTCACTTCGGGCGTGGTGGCATCGCGCAGGATCAGCGACTGACGCGCGAAACGCTTCTCGGCATCACCGATATAGCGCAGCAGCGTCTCATCGGACCACAGGCGATCAGTATTCCCCTCGATCAAGTCGCTGGTATCCCGCAGTATGTTGACGCGGAGTTCCGAAAGCTGCTCGCCGAGGTTCATGACTCACGCCCCCCGGGCTTCCCGGATCACGCGGTACGGAAAACGCAGCCGGTCGCGATAGCCGATCACCGTGTCATTGCGGTCTTTAACCGGCACCGACATGATCGCGTGGTCCAGCACGTCAAGCACCGAATACGGCACGTTGACTTCGTATCCCGCCTGGATCAGGAACGCGCGGCCGTCGGCGCTCACGAACTGACCACCGGGCGGGATCTGATCGTTGTCCTCGAGCATGATGCGAATCCGCGGTTCTACGGGCCTCGCTTTGGCCGCTTTAGCCGGCGCTGCCCGCTTCGCGAGCGGGGCCACCAGCACGTCGTCACCATCCAGCACGGCAGCTGCGTCGGAGAGGTTGTCACCGAAATCGGCAACGGGGATTTTCTTAGCGGTCATGGATCAATCATCCTTGGTGGCTTGTTCAAACGCTTTCGCATATTCCGCGTCGGGACCGGGCGGTGGCTTCAGCGTGTCGAGGTGCACACCGATGAAGGTCTTGACCTCCTCGGCGGTGGTGAATGCGTAGCCCTTCCAGGGATCTTCCCAGCTGGATTTAGGCTTTTCGTTACTCGCCTGGATCTTGGGATCGACGATCTCGACCTCGTAGCCGTTTTCCAGCTTCTCGATCCGTACGATGCAGTCGCCGCTCATGGCTATCGCCCCTTGTGTCACTGAATCAGCATCCGGTGGCCACCCTCAAGCAGGGGGCCAAGCACCCACAGCGCGACCAGGATGCAGATGATGATGAACACCACCCGCAAAATGAGCGGAAACGGTGGGGGCAACGGGATCAACGTGACCAGCCAAAACAGGAGCCCGAGTATCAGGACCGCCACCAGCAAGCTAATGAGCGTCGAAATCATGACGGGCTCCTTCATGAATAAAAGAGCGCCGGACGCAGGAAGATCCGCCCGGCGCAAGGGGTCGTTTAAGCCATCGCCATGAGCAGGAACGACGAACTGGCCAGCATCAATGCCGCGCTTAACGTCACCATGCCCTTGGTCGGGTCGGTGGTGCTGATCGTAATAGCGCCCGTGGTCCCTAGCGTGATGACGCCGGCCGCGTTATGCAGCGAGTCATTGGCCGCCATACCCATAAACCATTCCTCGATAATCAGGCCGGTCACGTCAATCACCCGGACCCAGCGCGGAACAAAGCCGAGGTTAAAACTTTGCGCCGTCGGCGTACCGGCGTCGGTGCTCGCCGCAATCAGCGCGAAATTGACCACGCTGTCGGAATTGGTCTGCGACGCAATGGTAAGAACTTGGTTTGCCATGATGCACTCCTAAATGTGTTGGACGGGGTCGGGTCTTATGCGGTGCAAGCCACTTCGAGCCGGGCCATCCACGCGTCATTCAGGATCACCGCGGTGGTCATCGCCTTCCAGCCCACCGTGCCGCGCTGCGCGAGCGGATCACCAGGTGCCGGCTTCGGGTTCACCACCATGGGAACGAGCGAGTCCTTGCCCTTAAGCGGGACAATGCCGAACGCATCCCGGCCCAGGTACAGCACTGGATATACATCCGCATTAGCGCCTGTCGTCGAGCGCATCGGCGCGGCCGGGATCGGGTTGAAGATGCCCCCTGCATCCGTGAACGGGGCAAAGATCGTCGATTGCAAGTAACGCACCGTTTCGACCGAGCCGATCTCGTTTTCCCACGGGGTCACCGTGCCGTACTGCTTGGTCGGGATGAAGCCGGTCATGTTGCGGATATCCGACTCCAGATCCGGCGAAACGAGACCGATAAAGGCCGCTTCGATTGGCTCCGTGCGGAAGTCAGGCGTGGACTTCACCACCGACGTGATGCGCCGTGCGTTCTGGCGCGTGAGCGCGGTGGTGACTTTGCGCTGCATTGCGAGCGCGATCGGGGTGTTGACCACGTTACGTGCGCCGCCATTGGCCCAGAACACATTGAGACCTGCTTTCAGCACATTCCAGCGGATCGTTTCGATGGTTTGCGCGGCCGATTCGCCCAGCGCTTCCGTCGCTTGCTGCAGCACGCGGTCTTCTGCGGTGTCGAGCACGACGTCCGTGATGGTCAGGTAGTCACCGTACTGCACCAGCGTGACGGTGTAATCCATGTTCGACAGGCGCTTACCCGTCGGGGTCACGCCTTCAATCAGCGGCGTGAGCGCGAGCGGCGTGGAAAACGCTTCGGCCGGGTTACCGTCACCGGCGGCACCGGTTGCGCCCAGCAGGAAGTAGCGCCGGAACTTGGCGACCTTCGTCGAATTGGTCGGGATCGGATAGACCTGACCGAATTTCTCGATGATCAGGTACGGCAAGCCGCGCTTGAGAAGTTCAGATACCGCGTATGCGGCAACCCGGGGGGAAATATCGCCATATACGGTGACTGCTGCCATGATCGACCTCTAAATAGAGAAACTGCGAAGGAAAGGATTCCTAACTTCCGCAGTGTCGATCGCGCTCCGCTTGGATAGAGGCGATACAGTGCTTGGATAGTGCTAGGTGCGACTATATACCTGCGCTTACACGCCAGCAATGGCGAGCAAAACGGCCTTTTCGGGCAGACTCAGCGCCCGGGCGTTGATATTGGCCCGGGTCGCGGTGTGCGCTGCCACGTCCAGCAACGCCGCTTTCTCGGGTAGGCCCGTCTGGGTGGCCGTAATGTCGAGCGGCACCTCGGTAGCGGCGTTAACCTTCACCAGCAATTGCTGGGTCGTGAAGTCAATCGCCTGCCCCCGGATTTGCGCTGCGGTAATCGTCATGATGCGGCTCCTAGTTGGTCTTGGTTGCGAACTCGGCAAACGCCGCGTCGTAGTCATTCGGGTCCGGGGCCGTGACGGGCTCGGTACGGCTCGACTTCACGACTTTCAGTGACGTGGCAGCGGCTGCGGCTGCGGCCGGGAGTGCCGCGCGAGGGGCCAGAACCGTGCGTGCGGCTGCGGGCGTCGTAGCAGCAGGCGTATCGGTGGCTACCGGCGGGTCAGTCGCCACCGGTGCCACGTAGTTCGTTTCCTTCTTGAAGCGATCGATCAGGTGCGCCACGTCCTCCGCGCTGCCGTTGGCCGCCACTTCCTTGTACGCCGCCTTCAGAAAGCCCGGCTGCGTCTCAATCCACGCCAGCGTAGGATCGCGCACCTGCTGGTAGTCCGGCACCAGGGCCACCAGGTCGCTGTACTGCGTGCGGCTGCTGTTCTTCTGGGCTGACTCCTGCAGCGCTTCGATGGTCGGGCGCAACGACTCAAACACGTGATTGATCAACCCCTGATACTCAGCGCGCCGGGTGAGCGCTTCGCCCTTGACCACATCGGGCCAGTCTTCCTGATACTTGGTCAGCGTCGCCTGCTCGTCGGCCGTGTAGATCGGCGGGGGCGCGGGCGTTTCCACCACGGGCGCGGGCGCAGCCGGGGCCACAGGTGCGACCGGGGCTTTGCGTGCCTCGGCCAGCTCGGCTCGAGCGGTGGCCAGCTGGGCGGCCAGATCCGGGGCTTCCGGGGGCGGCTTGACGGCTTCTACCGGCGCATCAGGATCGACCGGTACCGCAGGCTCAGCGGGCGCAGGCGGGTCACCTGCAGGAGCCGGCGTCTCAACAGCGGCCGGCGTGGCTGGTGCGGCCGGCGCTGGAACAGGTGTTTCCACCTTGGCGCTGGGGTTCTCTGCGGCCTGTAAAGTTGCAAATGCATCTGCAAAGTCGTCGACCGGGGGGGTGTCGGGTGTCGTGGGCATAATCGCTTTCTAGTCGTGGGTGGGAAGGATGTCAAGCTATCCTAATCGAATAGCTCTTTCAGCAGCTCGTCGAACACCTGCGCGCGGGCCTGCACGGCGGCGAACTCAAGCGGCTGGCATCGCCGCAGTGCTTGGTCCTGGCGCGATAGCCGCAGCTGCAGGAGCCGGCGCAGCGCCACCATCGCCAGCTCCTCCCGGGAGTCCCGCACCCGGTTGACCAGATCCATCTCCTGCGCCCGCTGCTCCAGTATCGCCGGGGGTAGTGCCGTTGACAGCATTGCCTGCTCCTGAGAGTGCGGGGATCACCGCAGCCGGTGCAATCCCCTTTACGAGTGCATCAAGCACCACGTTAGCCGTGGTGGCTTCACCGGCCGCGGTGTTCTTACCCGCCTGCGCGATGTCCTTGAGCGCAGCGGCCAGGATCTGGCGGATCTGCGCCTCGATCATCTTCTGCTGGCTGGCCTGTTGCGCGGCCTGATTCTGCTGATTCTGCTGGTCGACCTGGTCACATTCGGCGTCGTTCATCACGATGTCGTCGCTCTCCAGATCCCGCACGCGGATGCGGGCGCGCACCAGCTCGCGCATCTTGATGTACTGCTTTTCTTCGGGTGTGAGGGTCTGGGCCAGATTGTCGAGCTGGATGCCCTGCACTTCCTTCGCAATCAGGCTGGTCGCACCGCGCGCCACCGCCTGGAAGTCGCCCTTGATCGCCGGGTTGGTGTTGAAATTCCGGTTGAAAATCAACATCGCGCCCATCACCGACTCGGTAAAGACGTCGAAATTGCGCACCACGTCTTTAAACGGCAACGCCGCGTCACCGCGCAGCATCGACGCCCCGGTCGCGGTGCGGAACGGCTCGGATGGCCCTTTCTGCATGTCGCCCCCGGTGGCCGCGTTCACAAACGTCTCCTGGTCGGCAAACTCCTGAAACATCTTGACCAGGCCCGCCAGCTCGGCCAGGTGCAGGGGCAGCTCAATCACGCGAATCGCCGGATATTGGGCCGTTGCGGGGCTATCGTCATCGCGATACCAGATCTTGTCCGGCTCGATCGACGTGATGTCCTGGTCCAGGCGCAGCAACGCGGTGTTGATCTCGATATTACGCTGCACCGCGCCATTGTCGAGCGCCATCCGTACCGCCGCGCACACGCCCAGCTGCGAATCACGCACAATCGCTGGGAGTCCGTTGCCGAGCAAAAAGCTCTCGTCTTCCTCGAAAATGAAGTGGTGGTACATCGGCATCTCACCGTCCGTGTCGAGCTTGCTCCACGGGTCGATTTCGGCCTTCACCACGTACCCGTCCATCACCCAGACGTTCGCCCGCACGTCTTCTTCAAGCTTGTCCTCGGGCACGTCCGCCCCGACCGCAGCGAGATCGCGCCCATGTACGTAGCCTTCCCAGACGATCGCCTCGTACTTGTTGCGCGCGGCCTGTGACACGTTGATCGCCACCCCCATCGAGCGCAGCTCCGTCTCATACGGCTCTCGCACGTAGTTGCCCTGTGGCCACTTGCGCAAAAACTCCTCGATCTGGCTGGCGATAAAGTCGGGCCGCTGCTTGAGCATCACCACCTGGTGGCGGCTCATCACCTTGCGCTCGTACTGGCCGTCCATCTGCTGGAAAGTCTTGGCCGACATGTCCGGGTAGTAATCCCACAGCGAGCAGTTTTCAAAGCGCGGCCGGTAGGCGGTGTAGGCCATCGCGGTCATGCGCCCGTTCGCGTCCGGTTGCCAGGTGCGCATCTGCTGCTCCTCGACAAACGGCCCTTTCAGCACGCCCGCGCCGTACAGCACGCCTGAGTTGAGCACCCGCCGGCACAGCGCCACATAGTCGACCTGGCGGTTACCGCCCAATTCTTGCAGCTGGTCCTCGATCTCGAGCGACATGCGTGCGGCCCGCTTTTTCGCAAAATCCCGGATCGCCTGCTCGATCACGTCGTCCGCCGGGGGCGCGGCCGGGGGCGCGGCCGGCATGCCGGCAGGCTGCATGTCAGCACCGGGTGCGGGCGGTGGCATCAGCACGTCCAGCACCTTCTGCAAGTCTTCTTCATCCAGGTCCGGCACCGCTGACGGGTTGATGGTCCAGTTTTTATCGTCCGCCGGAAACAGCAGATTCATGAGGCGGGACAACATCGATACGCACTTCACCCGGGTGATCTTCGGGTACGCGCGAGAGCGATTCTTGTCCATCGTCTTCTCGATATCCGGGTCGTAAATGCCCAGAAACTGCCGCGCATTCCTCTCCCACTTCAGCTCCGCTAAGCGCCGGTCGGTTTTGTACTGCACGAACTTGCTGGCCAGATCCGCGCCCAGACGCCGCAATGCATCCGGGTCGACGACGGGCGCACCGCGTTCCGGCGCCTCGGGGGAGCCCGGCACAGGCAGGGAGGTGACAGAGGCCGCGGCCGGCTGTTGCAGAGGAGTGCTCACGGTATTTCCTTAAAAAGTGCTACCGCCGAGTGTAGTCACTTTCCCGGTGGCCAGGTAGCGTACGCGTGGGTCGCTTCACTATCCTCGGGGCTATCGTCCTGTTTGAGCCGCACGCGCTCGCGGCTCACCGCGTGCCCCGTCCAGTCCAGCACGCCCAGGTTCACGCTGGTGTCGCTATGCACGTAGGCGACGGTGGCCGCGCACGGCTGGTTGTCGACGCTCCGGAGCGTGTATTCGTGAAAGCCGGGGTGATACAGCAGGCTCGCGCCGACGGTGGGGGCAATGATGATCATGGGTGGCTCCTGGTGTACGACCCGCTGCGTCAGTCGGCGCAACGCGATGGCGCGTGCCATTCGATGCATATTCACGGCACGTTTATGCATAACGCCCTCACTGCATTGCATAACTGTTGCCCCGCTTGCCCTGCAACTTGGGCTGCGGCCCGCGTCTTTTTCCTGCGGACTCCTCACCTTTACGGACGTAACGAGTGACGTAGGTGAACGAGTCCGCAATGTGCGAGTGGCCGTTTTTATCCGGCTTGTCGCGCACGTTGTCGCCCTTGAGCACGGTGTATTTGTACCCTGACACGAGCGCTCGGATCAGCTTGATGCAACGCGGGTCGATCAAGAGCGCCGGGCCGCCGGACACGAGCCGCATCATGTAATACTGCGCCGGCGAAAGCCGTGACTCAATGCTGTTATCCGAGTCTTCCTTGACCTTGAAGTGCTTTTTCAGCACGTCGAGCACCGCCGAGTTGGCCACCGCCGAGCTGCGGCTGACGGACGCCGGGTCGGGCACCATCACCACGTCAAAGCCCGAATACTTGCGCCTCAAGAGCGGTTTTAACTTCTCGTCGATCATCCGGTCGGTCGCGTAGTCGGTGAGCGCAAACTCATCAAACACCCTGAGTTGCCCGATGCTGTCGTCATACTGCGCGATCGTGACGCCTGAGCCCGATAAGCCCGGGTCGTAACCGATCACCAGCTCGTAGCCTTTGTTGGGCACCAGGTGGGTCTTGGCCACGTGCATGTCGCGGTTAAACATCGGGAACACGGGCTTGCCCGACATGCTGTAGCCCCACTCCACCTCAATGTACTGCTTGATCCAGTGAGCCGTCTTGCCCTTGGCGAGGTTGTGGTAATAGTCCGCTTTGCCTGGCAGGTTGGCCAAGTTTTCAGCATCCGGCGAATAGCCGCTTGGCTGCTTGAAATACTCCCAGTTTTCCGGCTCCGTGCCCGCTTCCAGCAGCTCGTGGTCCTCCAGCATCGGATACCACCAGTCAGCCTCCTGGCCCGGGTTGGACGCGCCCCACATGCCCCAGTTGGTGGCGCCCCCCTCTATTTCCGGCGGGTAGCGTCCGCAGCGCGCACTGAGCGCCTCCACGATTTCACGTGGTATCTGCACAATCTCATCGATAATTGCAAACGTAACTTCCAGAGACAAAACGCGGTCGACGTCATCGGGGGTGTCGAGCGGGCGAAACATGACTTCACATTCCACATCGCCGAACCTCAGCACGAAATTCTTGATGGTCGCGTGCCACTTGCCGGCGACGCCGTCCTTAAACCAGTAATTGAACGACTTGATGGTCGTGTCCACCAGCTGCGAGCCCGTCGAGCGCACGATCACGCAGCGCGAGCGGCGGATGCCATCGAGCGGGCTCCTCTCCTGCAAGCCCGCCATGTAGATGAGTTTGAAGAAAATGCCGGTGGTCTTGCCACTGCCGACCGGCCCCACGATCCAGTCCATGAACAGCTCATGTTGCCGATAGTGACGGATGAACTTCTTGACCGTCGGTGGCGGGGTGTACTGGAGCGTGGTCATCGCACCCTACCCGCACCCAGCTCGCGCCCGAACAGCGTGAACACGCGCACCGAACGACGGTGCACCTTGAAGGTTTTCATCCACACGTCATCCATGCGGTTCACGCGCGGGTACCACCTGCCCCGGTGCCACTGCATGAAGTGGCGGCCCACGCGCACATTGAACCAGAAACCGCTCACTGGATTACCTCATCGCACGCGGGCACATCACGCGCATCGGTCAGGCGCAGGGTGACGGAGCGCCGGCTTTCGTTGGCCCCGCAGATCAGCTCGATCGCCCCGCCTTCGAGCACGCCGCGCAGCACGTTTTCATCCTCCGCGGTCATCTCGATCTCGGTGATCTGGAGCTTGCACATGATGATGCCCAGCATCGCCGCGTTGGCGTCGCCCACCGTGTCCAGTACGCGGATCATTACCGGCTCCGAAAGAGAAACATCGGGGTGCCCTCGCCTACGTATGCCCCGGCCGTGTTGAACTCGAAATACTCGAGCGCTTCCTCCTCGGTCATGTCGTCGGTCATCAGCGCCTTGACACACAGATCGGGGTCGTAGATCACCCACGCCTTACACCCTGCCTGCTCGGCTACACCCACGATGGCCGCGTCGAAATAGTCCGGCTCCAACAGCTTCGCGTCGGGGTAATGCTCGGCAATCTCGTCGCGGGTCATCATGGCTTACTCCGGCAGCTCTTTAGTCGTCAGGTACGCGCTCACGCCTACCGATGCGCTCGTGAGGGGCACGGCCGCCTGGTCCGCATCGGACACGTAATCCCAGCTCACCGATCCATTGACGGCCACCACGATGTCGCGGGTGTCGTCGTCGACCAGGAGGCCCAGAAAGGCGTCCAGCGTTGCGAGCGCTGCCTCCGAATCTTGCGCATGTACTGGTTGGGAGGCCACCACAGCGGCCAATTCGACCTTGGCTCGCTCACGTGCATCGGCTTTGGTGGCGACGCGGAAGTTAAACGAATAGCTCATGATTGGTCCTGTAGGGGTGAGATCTCGGAACGCCCGATCAAGCATGGGCGCGAAAAACTTGGCCGTTTCTGGGGAGCTGGCCTGGCCGTACGTGACCCTTTTCATGCCTACCCCAGGTTGATTTGAATGTTGAACCCGCCGTTGCCCGCACCCAGCTCCGCGGCCTTGGCGTCGTACCCCGCCCAGCGGACGGTGTTCTTGATGATGTCGGCGCGCACCGCGTCGCTGGTACCCGGGTTGCGCGCCATCGTCCACGCCGTGTCCAGGTAAGACTCAGCCTGCAGCCGCGCCTTCACCTTGAAACTCATGCCGTCCACCTTCAGCGCTTCCACCGCTTCCTGGAACGCCTTCACAAAGACCGGGTGGCCAACCAGCTGCGCGAACTCGCCACGGGTGATCCCGTACGCCGCGCAGATGTTGGCGGGCGTGTCGATCTTCATGGCCAGTTCCATCGCCAGCATCGGCGGGAACGCCATCTCGGCGGGGTTTCGCCCCTCATAGACGGTCAGCCCCGGCAAATTCGGGACGGGTTGTAAGGCGAATGTCATGGCATGAGTTTGTCCGGGGACCGCGCTGAATATAATCGGAGCATATACCACTTAATTAGGATTGCCGAACAGTGTGGTGATTATTAGATGATTTTTAGGGGATTAATTCGTGGGCGCAGGTCGGGCGGACGGTTAGTTGCAACGTGATATTAGTTTCAATTGCAAGTATTAGTATTTTGGACATTTTTATATGGGAAACGGGTCAAGCCTACACCGCCCCACCCACCTCCAACCCCCTCGGGGGGGTGCTCATGGCAGCAAAAGAATTACTTCATGCCACCCAGCGTATGGGCAGGCAGATAACGCATCGATTCAACCAATCAACATGCTGTGCATTGAATAACTACACACATAGCTCGGAATAGGCTGATTTGCTTTTAATAGTTGCAACGGTTAACTTTGAGTCCTCACTGGCACTTGCTTGTGAGATAACCGATGTAACACCTGATAGGAATCAACACCATGTCCGCTTCTAAAGTTGTTAAAGCTGTTGTCCCCTTCGTTGCTGTGTATGGCGTGATCACGGATGCAGCGTTCGCGTACCGTAAAGCCGATGTATCGGCATTTAAGAAGTTTCTTGCCGCCACCAAGGTGACGTTCGGCGATGTATGCCCTACTTACCTGCAGTGCAAGGATGTACGCAACGAATTGACCATTGCGGATAAGGCGCGCGGTCTGAAAGACGCGCAATGGTCGCACCGTGCTTTCACGAACGCCGTTAAATCGCTCTATGGCGCGATGCCGTTATCGTCCGACCCTGCAGCAATCCTGAAAGCGGCAAAACGCGCTGCCGACGCGGCCGAAAAGAAAAACAGCCCGGAAGTATTGGGAGCCCCTAAAGGCGAGACGCAATCGCACCCTGTGAGCGCTGAGCAGCTTTTAGAGCAGGAGATCGCCCGGATTGGCATCGACAAGGTAATGGCGGCACTGTCGCGCATGCTGGCAGTGGAAAAGAGCACTGCGACGCAAGCCAAAGCAATCGCAGCAATTGCCCGTCAATTGGTGAAAGCTGCCTAACTTAGTGAGAGAACCCGCGAGAGCGGGTTTTTGCACGTCAACTTAGTGTGAGGAGTGACCATGTTTAATCTGTACATCAACGGCTTGCCGTGCGGCACCTTTGAAACCCGCAGTGAAGCGCTCATTGTCGGCGCACAGGTGGCACCGCACCTGTGCGCGTTCCGGATTGAGCCAGTAGGCAGCAACGTATAGTTGCAATGAGGATAGATGCATCGAAGGATTGAGCCCGCGAGTCTGTACGCATCGCGGGCTTTTTCACGTCTGGAGGGATTATCTAACCGACGCGTCGGCAGGACAATCTGTAGTGACTACGATTTGTCCGAGATGCCTATTTGCACCTATCTCGCATAGTTGCGCGGATAGTTTCAAACGGGTTTGCAAGTTACAATTCCAGCTTGCTGTGCAATGCATTGCCAGATAAGGCTGAGCGCGAATAGAAACAATCTCATGTTACATGTCAGCTTAGTGACTGCTTACGACTATCCACGCTAGAACCAAGCTGGATAAGGCTCTCTCTCTCTTATAAACTCTTTAAAGAGATAAAGCAGGGTTTATAAGACCCCCTACTTAAGAAAAAAAGACGTAGTACCTTAGTCAGTAGCGCGCGCACCTCCCCTTGCATCTGTCATCCAAATTGAATACTTGCAACATCTGACTACGATACTACGTCGTTTTAAATTTAGGGGTGGTGTATGTTCCGAAACCAGCTTAATCAGCTTAATACTATTTTCCCCCTTATTGGATAAGCCTTTGCGGTGGATAGTAGTAAGCTGGCAATTAAGC